AGAAAAAGAACTTGAGTTTACTGAATTAGATATTGATTCTTTAGACACAAATTTTTTAGAAGATATGTTAAACGTATTAGATGCATTAGCTATTTCCGAAAGCGAAAATGCGTTAGATCAAGAAGCTACAGGAATACGAATAACAGGCACTAATTTAGGTCAAGACAAAGACACGCAAATAACTACCTTAATTACAGGACAAATAATAAGTTTTAGAAGAAATGTAAATAGTAATGCTAGAGTAGATATCGACGGTGCTGGTAGTTACACCGTAATTTTAATACAAAACGGTGTGTCTAATGTAATAAAAGTGAATGGAGGAAGTGATTCTATTATTAAAATAACGCAAAGTTTATGAAATACAAAATTTTTCTATCTATACTTATAATACTGGGGATGCCTTTAGTATTCCAATCTACACCTACAGAGATACTTAAATTAAAAATATTTGATGCTTTTGTAACAACACCAAAGCCTTCAGAAAATTTTGTTATCTTAGATATTACGGAAGAAGATGTAGATGATGCAGGCGGTTATCCATTTCCTAGAGAAGAACTAGCAAAAATACATTTAGATCTATTACGCAAAGGTGCTTTAGGTGTGGGTTGGGTATTAGCGTTTCCGCATGAAGATAGGTTTGGCGGTGATTATTATTTTAAAGAAGCATTATCGTATGCTCCTTCAGTTATTGCTGTTTTCGAAAATGATAATGGTATATACCCTAAAACAGTAGGTACTGTTATTATGGGTGAGGGTAACGGTGGCTACATGTCACAAGGAACTGTACAAAATATTCCAGGATTAAACGCAGCAGAAGGAATAGCTTCAGCACCTGTCGATATAGATAATTTAGTTAGACGCATACCCCTACTCTATAGAACACCAGAAGGGTGGTTAGCAGCATATGGTACACAAGTTTTAAAAGCGTTAACAGGAGCTAAAACGTACATTATAAAAACAAACATAAACGGTTTAGAAGAAGTTACGGTTAAAGGTTTACCGCCAGTAAAAGTAGATTCGCTAGGTCGTAAATGGATTAGTTGGGTAGACACACCTACAACAACATTAAAAGAAATGAATGTAAAAGGTAAATTCGTTTTTGTTGGAGTAACTGCTAAAGGTGTGATGCCACAATTAGCTACCCCAGTAGGGTTACTTGAGCCACACAAGATACAAGCAGCATTAGCAGAATCATTACTGATAGAAAATAGTCCATATATTCCTGACTACAGTATAGTCGTTGAAAGTTTAATTTTAATAATATCTTTGTTGTTGGTTTGGGTAGCGTTAAGCAACTTAGGAATCACAACAGGTGTTATTTGTTTTGGTGTAATTATGTTTATAACCACACTTGGTGGCTATCATACCGTAAAAGAAAACATATTAATAGATGTATCTTGGACAGTAATAAGTCAGTTTATACTGGGTTCAATAGCGTTTTATCTACGATTTAGAGAACAATTTAAACTTAGGCTACAAATTAAAAAACAATTTGAACATTACCTAGATCCTAGACAAGTAAAACAACTACAAAAGAATCCAGATTTATTAAAACTAGGTGGAGAAAAGAAAACAGCTACGTTTTTATTTACAGACGTTAGAGGCTTTACTGCTTTGTCTGAATCAGTAACTCCTGAAGAAGTCACCTATATCATGAACAAAGCTCTTACTGCACAACAAGCAGCGGTACAAAAACATGAAGGTATGGTTGATAAATATATTGGAGATGCTATGATGGCAATATTTAATGCACCTTTGGATCTAAACAACCATGAAGACGCAGCTATATCTTGTGCTAAAGATATTTGGCAAAATATGTCAGACCTTAATGTAGAACTCCAGGCAGAGGGTTTACCTGCGATAGCCATAGGCATAGGCATAAACACAGGAGAAGCAGTAATCGGTAATATGGGTTCTTCATCTAGATTTGATTATACTGCTATTGGTGATGCTGTAAATACCGCAGCAAGATTAGAGTCTGCAACTAAACAAGTAGGTGTAGATGTATTAATTGGTGAAAACACTAAACAATCTTCTACTTTTAAGCTAAAATTATTAAAACCAATAGAAGTAAAAGGTAAATCAGAAAAATTAAAAATATATACGATAGATGAGTAAAATATTATTAGGTGTTATAGGTATGTTAAGTTTGGTGTGCAGTTTTTTGTGGATGCAAAACTTAAACTTGTCTAAACTCAACCAAGCTTTTGAGCTAAGAGATCAAGAACAAAAATTAGCTATAGCGTCTTTACAAAATGATTTTAAATTACAAACTGAAGGATTATTAACAATACAGTCCCGTAACCAGGAAATAGAAGCTGAGATGAATAGATATTTAGATGTTTTTAAAAGACATAATTTATCTAAGTTAGCAGCAGTAAAACCTGGATTAATCGAGGCTAGAGTAAACAAAGGTACAAAAGATGTATTCGATAGTATTGAAAAAGACAGTGCTAATATCGACAATCTTGATGATGGTCTGCAGTTGCAGCCTAATTCCTAGAAAAGTTGATATAGTAACTAAGCCTCTTGAACGAGACATAGTTCAGCCTATCCTACCTAGAAGTATAGATTTAAAAGATCCATATTGGTATGTAGTTTCAGATAAAAATATGGATGAGTTTATAGCTAGGGTTCAAAAAGATCAAGGACATGTTGTCTTTTTTGCTATGTCTGTACCTGATTATGAATTAATGGCATATAATATGCAAGAACTTAAACGGTATATCTCTGAACTAAAAGAAGTTGTTGTGTACTACCGAAAAGTTACTACTAGCCAAAAACAGGAGTAAGATGAAAATATCTGATGAAGGAATAGCTTTGATTAAAAAATATGAAGGTTGTGAATTAAAAGCATATCTTTGTCCTGCAGGTGTGTGGACCATAGGTTATGGTCACACTAAAAATGTAAAAGAACACATGGAAATAACCTTAGAAAAAGCTGATGAAATGCTTGAAGAAGAAATGCTTGAATACGAAAACTACATACAAGATTTAGTTACTGTCCCTTTAGAACAAAACCAATTTGATTCATTGTGTTCTTGGGTCTATAATCTTGGACCAACAAATTTAAGAGAATCTACGCTACTTAAAGTTTTAAATAACTCTGAGTATATGCTTGTATCAAAACAAATAAGGCGATGGAACAAAGCAGGAGGTAAAGTTTTAAAAGGTTTAGTTAAACGTAGAGAAGCAGAAGCTCTTTTGTTTGAAAACAAACCTTGGGAAGATGTGTAAATGCCATTAGTTAAACTGCCTTTTAAACCTGGAATTAATAAAGAAGGTACAGCTTACGACAACGAAGGTGGTTGGTTCGATGGAAATTTAGTTCGTTTTAATAAAGGTCGTCCACAGAAAATAGGGGGATGGCGAAAAACTAATTTAAACTCTTTTTTAGGAACATGTAGAGCTTTACATTCATGGACTGCTTTAGATGGAGGTAAATTCCTTGGATTAGGTACAACAAATAAATACTACATTGAAGCTGGTTCAGGTGCATCATATTCTGATATAACACCGATAAGAGCAACGACAACAAACGGAATAACTTTTGCTGCTACTAATGGGTCTAGTGTAATAACAGCTACAGACTCAGATCATAATGCAGAAACTGGAGATTTTGTAACCATCTCTGGAGCAGCTAGTCTAGGTGGTTTAGTTACTGCAGCAGTTTTAAACCAAGAGTATGAAGTCACTGCTGCTCCATCCGTCAACACTTATACTTTTACAGCTAAAGACACAAGCGGAAATACAGTAACTGCTAATTCAAGTGACACTGGTAATGGTGGGTCTGGAGTAGATGGTGCTTATCAAATAGACGTAGGTACAGACACATACATAACAGGAACAGGATGGAGTGTAGGTACATGGGGTCGAGGTACATTTGGTTCAGCTTCGGCTATATCTTCTTCTGGACAGCTTAGAATATGGACACACGATAATTTTGGTGAAGACTTAATCATTAATGTTCGTGGGGGAGGAATTTATTATTGGACAGAGGCTAACGGAACAAATACTCGAGCTGTTGAGCTTTCTAGTTTTTCTGGTGCTAATCAAGTTCCGACTAGAGGACTACAAGTTTTAGTTTCCGAAAAAGATAGACACGTAATTGTGTTGGGTGCTGATCCACTATCAGGTTCTTCAAGGTCTTCAGCAGTTGATCCAATGCTAATAGCTTTTAGTGATCAAGAAAATCCATTAGATTTTGAACCTTTAACTACTAATACTGCTGGTTCTTTACGTTTGTCCGAAGGTAGCTCTATTATAGGTGGTAAGAAAAGTAGAGAAGAAGTTCTTGTTTGGACAGACACTGCTTTGTACAGTATGCAATTTATTGGACCACCCTTCACTTTTGGTATAAACCTCATAAACAGTGATGCAGGTTTAGCAGGTCCAAATGCAGCAGTAGACTCCGCATCAGGTATATTTTGGATGGGAAGAAAAAGTTTTTATGTGTATAACGGAGTAGTACAAAAAGTACCCTGTAGTGTGCAAACATATGTTTTTGATGATTTTAATGAAAGCCAAGTATTTAAAGTTTTCGGTTTTAGTAACACAAGATTTGACGAAGTTGGTTGGTTTTATTGTTCTTCCAACAGTTTAGAAATCGACAGGTACGTTGTTTACGATTACGCAGATCAAACATGGACATATGGTGAGTTAGGTAGAACTGCTTGGCTTGATCAAGGTGTCGAGGGTTACCCTAGAGCAACAGCAGACAACTATCAGTATGAACACGAGTTTGGGTACAATGACGATGGTAGCCCTATGACAAATGTTTTTTTAGAAAGTTCTGATCTCGATTTAGGAGATGGCGATAACTTTGCATTTATCTCGAGGATTATACCAGATTTAAGTTTTTTAAACAACAGCTCTAGTGGGAAAATAAATATTGTGTTAAAAACAAGAGATTTTCCAGGAGATAGTTTAACTACTGCAAGCACAACTGCTGTGTCTAGCACTACACCAAAAGCTGACGTTAGATCTAGAGCAAGACAGTTTGTATTACGTTTTGAATCAGACGACGATTCTACTACAAATAATGATGACACAGGATGGAGAGTAGGTTCCACTAGATTAGATATTAGAAACGATGGATCACGATGAGTAAATTACTTCAAACAAGACTACCTGTTTCTATGAATACTGAAATCACTTCAGATATATTTAACAGATTAGTTAGAGTTTTAGAAATTAATCTAGGCTCTTTTGACTCAGACAACACTAGGCAAATAAATACACCCGATAGGGATAAATCATTTTTTTCTCCAGGAGCAGTTATTTGGAACACAACGAATGATGTTTTACAAGTTTACACAGGTTATGAGTGGTTAGATGTTTCTACTCCAACTAACCCACAAGGATTCCAAGCAAAAACTAAACTAGGTCTAGTTTCGGTAACTACAAACGGTAATGTTTCTGTATCAGTAACATTAACAGCTGGTTGGGATAATGAAACATACTACACATAGGGNAAAATTATTAACGTAANTTTCTATATATTATTCGAGAGTTTTTAAGTATGATATTAATTACCAGTTTTAAACTGCAGCTATTCAGGTATAGCAATAAACCTGCTTAATAATTACAACATATAAATACGATATGCCTGGAATGAATGAAAATAGCACAGTAGTTAAACCAAGACAAGGTATAGCAAAAGCTGCAGAATATCTTGTAGCACAGGGTCGAAATGGTGATGATGCATTAGCTCACGTCACTATCGGTGAAACTATAATCCCTTCCGAAATTTTTGATAAAAACCCAAGTTTAAAAGAATCTCTAAACGCAGCATTTGATGCTGAAAACGTAGACATGAATCAATATGTAGTTGGTTCAGGTATTATGTCAGTAAATCCTGAAACAGGACTTTACGAAGCTGGTTGGCTTAAAAAAACATTTAGATCTGTTAAAAAAGTAGTTAAAGAAGCTGGTCCAATTATTGGAGCTGTGATTGGTGGTATGGTAGGTGGTCCAATAGGTGCTTCTATTGGTGCAGGAATAGGAACTAAAACTTCTGCAATGCCAAAAGAAGATATAATGCGAAACATGGCTATAGCTTACGGTGGTGCTAACGCACTACAAGGAGCAGGGATAGGTGGTGCATCAGCTTCTGCTAATTCTGCTGCAAGTAGAGCTGGTGGTTGGTTTGGTGGAGGTATGAGTGAAGGTATAGGATCTTTCTTTAGTAGTGCTAATTGGACTCCTATGGCTGGTGGTCAAGCTGGGGTAGGTGGATTTTTCCAAAATATTGGTTCAGGAGCTGCTAGGAATTTTGGTTTAGGTGGTACTATGCCTCTTTCTGATCCGTCGTTAGGTTTATCTTCTACACAACAAAAGAAAATTGCTGCAGAAATGGCAGCTACAGGTGCAGATGCACACACAGCTGCTATGAGTCTAGGTATAACAGATCCAACAATACTAAGTAATTTAGGTAGTGTAGCTCCAGGAGTAATTGGTCCAGGAGTTATTTCAAGTGGTATTGGTTCTTACGCTTCTTTAA